AAGGATGACCGCACAGGGAAGGAACTCGGTCCAGTCGACACCTTCCCGCGCAATCGGATCTTCGCCATCGACTCCCTCACCGAGCTGTCCAATGCCGCGTTCAAGATGCAGATTGGCTCCCGCCCAATGGCCAGCCCAGGCGACTACGGCATCGCGCAGTCCAACCTGATGAACTTCCTCCGCCTCTGCACCCAGGGTCTCGAATGCCCCTTCGTCATGACAGCCCACGTAGACAGGGAGACGGACCCAGTTACCCAGTCCACCAAGGTCATGATCAAGGCTATCGGTAAGGCCCTGGCCACTGAAATCCCTACCCTGTTCTCCGACCTTATCTACACAGTCCGGGATGGGGATAAGTTCTTCTGGGACACCGCTGCCTACGGCGTGGATTGCAAGACACGGTCCCTCGGCTACCGTTCCAAGATCACTCCTGACTTCGCGTCCATCATGGACGTGTGGCTTAAGAGGGGAGGCTGACATGAGCCGCAAGCAATTCACCACCCTCCTCGTCGAGGTCAAGGTCCCGCAAGCCCCTGGCAAGACGCAGAAGGAGATTCTCAACTGGATCAAAGGAGCGATGCAGCAAGCTGGCTCCCCCTTCCATTCATTCGAGAACCAAGTCCAAGTCAAACTAACCGGCAAGGAAACAACGTATCTCTAAGCGTGTTCGGAGGCGACGCTAACAGCCTCCATTTGTGTTCCCTTCCATTTTAAGGAAATTGTATCATGACAAGCCAATTCAATCCAGAAACATTCCTCGACGCACAAGTTAACGAGGCAAATGAGAAGCGCCCTCCCCTGCCAGTGGAAAATCCCGATTCCCCTAACGGGATGTACATGGCTGTGATCGGGGAGATCAAGACCGACTCCGGCACCATCGGCAAGGGCGATCGCGTTGGCCAACCTTGGATCTCCATGCTGATCCCTTTGCGTATCCAGGTGCCATCGTCCGTCCAAGGCCTGGGCATCCCTTCCGAGCTGACGATCACTGACCGGGCGTTCCTCGACCTGAACGCGCAAGGTGGCCTGGACAATTCCAAGGGCAAGAACCGTCGCCAGAAAGACTACCGTGATGCTACTGGCACCAACGTGGCTGGTGTGCCTTGGGCATGGCGCCAGCTGCAAGGGAAGATGGTTTCAGTCAAAATCAACCATGAGTTGTACAACGACCAGATCCAGGAACGTGTTGGTTTAGTCCTGCCTTCCTAATGCAATCGCGCCTTCAGTCCCTTGTTGAAGCCCTGGTCAATGTCCTCCTCGGTTACAGCATTGCTCTGGGGGCGCAGTTGATTGTATTCCCCCTCTTCGGAATCCACATCCCTATGTCGAGTAACATTGCCATAGGGATTATCTTCACCTTTGTATCGCTCGTCAGGTCATACGTCCTGCGGCGACTGTTTAACTGGGTACACAGACCGCGCACGTTATCCTAACATAACCCACGCGAAGTATCCGCCCAAGGAAAATTCTATGAAGTGCATCCACATTGAAGCGATCAAGGTAGCCCCCGACCGCCAACGCAAGGCCTTTGACGCCGCCAAGCTCCACGAATTCGCAGACGGTATCCAGGCCAAGGGCCTCCTCCACCCCATCGTCCTCCGCCTTGTCGGGGATGATTACTACCTAGTCGCAGGCGAACGCCGCCTCCGCGCAATCACAGATATCTACGCCCTCGGAGGCGAGATCATGCACGATGGAGAGCGTGTCCGCAGGAACGCCATCCCCTACACCCTTCTCTCCGACCTTGACCCCTTGGCCGCAGAGGAAGCTGAGCTAGATGAAAACATCCAGCGAGTTGATCTCTCCTGGCAAGAACGAGCCGCCGCCCATGCCCGCCTATCCAACCTTCGCACCGCCCAGGCACTTCAAAAGGGCGAGGCCCTCCCTACTGTTGCTGCAATATCACTTGAAGTTCGGGGTAGCTCCGAAGGCGTCAATCAAGAAACAACTCGACGGGAGCTTATCGTTGCGCGTCACTTGGATAATCCCGCAGTCAAAGCAGCGAAAACCGTCGATGAAGCTTTTAAAGTGTTGCGGAAAGAGGAAGCTCAGATAAAGTCGCGCGACCTCGGTATATCTGTAGGCCGCACGTTCACTGCAGATTTCCACCGGGTTATTAACGGGGACTCTCTTGAATGGATGCTTACCGCTCCTGCAGGGCAGTTCGACGTGATCCTAACCGACAGTCCTTATGGCATGGGGGCTGACACCTTTGGAGACTCGGGGGGCGTTGCAGCCGGAGCGCACGGATACTCAGATACACCTGAATTGTACGAAAAGATTCTCAAAGTGTGTGAGACGGAACTTTACAGACTCGCGAAAGACCAAGCGCACTTGTACTGGTTCTGTGACTTTGATAAGTTCACTGACACTCGAGAGCGTTTCCGTGCAGCTGGATGGCAAGTTTTTCGCACGCCCTTAATTTGGTATAAAAAGGCGGGCATGAGAGCGCCTTGGCCTGAGTGCGGGCCGCAAAGGAAATTCGAGACGATACTGTATGCGGTAAAGGGTAAGCGCCCTACACTCAAAATGCTGGGGGACGTGCTGGACTATGCAGCTGACACTAACCTAGGCCATGCCGCACAAAAACCAGTAGCACTTTTGCAGGATTTGCTTAGCCGCTCAGCGTTACCAGGCAATGTAATCTTTGATCCCTTCGCCGGCTCCGGCTCAGTTATGGCTGCCGCCCACCCTCTTAAATGCATTACCTGTAGCATTGAGTTAGACCCTGCTAGTTACGGGATCATCATTGAGCGCGTTAGCAAGCTTAAAGAGGCGCAAGAACTTGATGCGGGAGTAGGGCGATGAGAGGCGGTGTACATAAGAAAACTTACAAAGCCTGGGTAGGACTGCGGCAGCGCTGCACAAATCCTAACGAGGCTAAGTTTAAAAATTACGGGGGACGCGGCATAGGTTACAGCGTCCGTTGGGAAAAGTACGAACACTTTCTAGAGGATATGGGCGAGGCGCCTGAGGGCTATTCTCTGGGTCGTATAGATAACGACGGACACTACACTAAAGCTAACTGCCGTTGGGAAACCCCAATTCAACAGGCTAATAATCGAAGGATGCGCGACGACAGTACAAGCGGAATAGCTGGAGTAACCTTTAACAACCTTGAACGCGTCTGGGTAGCCCGAGGTATTTATAGCGGAGAGCGCATTGTCCTGTATAGAGGAGTCTCTTTCGAGGAAGCTGTAGCTGCGCGTAAACTTTTCGAGAGCCTTCCAAAATGAAGGTCCACGGCGAAGGCCCTATCCCTACCCGCATCATGGTCGTGGGAGAGTACCCCTCCGACCATGAGCGGCGCTGCTTTGACGGCGCCTCCGGCATGGAACTGAATCGTATGCTCCAAGAAGTCGGCATCATGCGCTCCGAAGTCTACACCACCTACGCCTGCAAGGAACGCCCCCCTCGCGGGATGCTGTCAGAATGGATCGCGCTGAAGAAGAAGGACATCAGCACGAACCACTCGCTGCTGCGTAACCTCTACTGCACCTACCAAATCCACGAGGGCTGGAAGGAGTTACAGCAGGAGATCGAGATGGTCCAGCCTAACATCATCATAGCTATGGGGAACCTGCCCCTCTGGCTTCTCTCCGGCCATTGGGGAGTTGCCAAGTGGCGCGGGTCCTTACTCGAGTACAAGGGAATCAAGATGATCCCCACCCTCACTCCAGGCAACGTGCTGCGTGACTGGCCTCAGCGCGCGGTAGTCCTCTCCGACCTCCGCCGAGTCAAGCGCCACATGGTCACGAAGACTTACGAGAACAAACCCGACTGGAAGTTCATCGTCCGCCCGTCCCTTGACGTAGCTATCAACACCCTGCAAAAGCTCCGCTGTGAAGCCGAGGTCTCCCCGAATGAGGTCTGGATTGACTTCGACATCGAGACGCGGTACGGGCACATTGACTGCATCGGATTGAGCTGGTCACGGACGGAGGCTATCTGCATCCCCTTGATCGCACGCGGGAAGCCAGAAGGGTACTGGTCCGCTGAGGAAGAAGCTCACGTGGTCTACCAGATATACAAGCTGCTCTCCCACAAGAACGTCCGGGTGCGCTGGCAGAACGGTCTCTACGATGCGCAGTACGTCCAGCGCCATTGGCACTTCATCCCCCACGGCGGCCAGGATACGATGATCACGCAGCACTCCTTGTTCTGTGCGCTGCCCAAGGGCCTTGGCTTCATCGCCTCGATGTACTGTGATTGGTACGTCTACTGGAAGGACGAAGGCAAGATCGCCTCGGACGTCCCGGAGGAGCAACGCTGGACCTACAACCTGCAAGATTGCATCTACACCCGCGAGTCAGGCGAGGTCCTGCTCCGCGCTGCCTCCGCCATGAAGCTCGGGGAAGTGGACAAAGTCCAGCAATCCCTCTTCATGCCAGTGCTCAAGGCTATGATCACCGGAGTCCGCATCGACCCGGCGACTAAAAACCAAATGGCCTTGGACATCCAGGAGGAACTATCCCACCGCGAAGCCTTCCTCTACAACATCCTCGGCCACACTATCAACCCCGCATCTCCGAAGCAGATGCAGGCCTTATTCTACGATGACCTTAAACAACCTATCATCTACAAGCGCGTCGTAGCCAACGGCAAGACCGTCATGAACCCAACCTGCGACGATGAAGCCCTGACCAAGCTCGCCGCTAAGGAACCTCTCATCCGTCCCATCTGCAACGCCATCGCAGATATCCGGACCCTTCACAAATTCTACGGGGACTTCGTAATGATGCCCCTGGATCAGGACGGCCGTATGCGCTGCTCCTTCAACATAGCAGGAGATGCTGGTGGAAAATCTGCGCCTTATTCATACCGACTCAGCTCATCTAAAAACCCTTTTGGCTCGGGCGGTAATCTCCAAACAATTCCATCCGAGAAATCGAAGTCTTCTGGCAAAGCCGCTGCGCGAGGCAGCATGGACTTCCGTCTGCCTAACATCAAGTCTATGTATGTACCTGATAAAGGATTCACTTTCTTCGA